TTGACTCGTTCACGTGTGAACGGTACCAGCCAACTAAGGGTGAAACATCAATACGTAAGCGACCGGAGTGGTCGCGGTAAGTATGTTTCATTCTAACATGAGGGAGACGCCCATAACGGGCCTCCACCATGTCCTTAATTGCTGTCGCCGTCAACCAGTAACCTGCTTCCCATAGAGAATTCGACATCTCTACGTAAGAAACAAGTTCACTTGCGTCTCTAGTACCAAGATGGCCCCATGTAGTCCGTAAACGGATGGGTGTGACGTCGACGCCTTTATAGGCATCGCACCCGCAGGATTCTCGAAAGAACCCCGCTACACAGCATTTATCCACATTGAACTTAAGTCCAAGAGGTGGAAAATACTGTAATAAAAGACGATAGTCATCTTCTTTTACTATTAGGTCATCTCCATAAACATAGACGGAGATCTCTTCAGACCTTCGACCATGTAATATGAGCACCGAGACAGCGAGTGCATAAAAGCACAACGCCTCAATGGGAAAGCAAACTGCTGAACCCATCGGAGCGAATGTACTTAATTGCAATCGTCTACCATCAGGTAATTGTGTATGCTCACTCCTACAAGCCAATAAGGCCTGTAAAAGTGAGGTACCCGAAAATAGTTCCTTAACTAATTTCAGGGTTACACGATCACTTGCGTCCTTCATATCTAAGGTCACGTATTTACAATCACGTGAGCTCTTCAAGGCTAAATCCCGATTTATCGACTGATCCGTAAAATTTACGTATCCTCGTGTAAAAGGGTGACGTTCAATCCAGGAGTAGAGACTCCTTTGAATGCCCTGTTGAATCCATTGGAATTCCAATGGTTCCTTAGATATCAATCTAGGGCCTCTTGAATCCTTCGGAACGAGTACGACTTCCGCCGTACCGGTATCTAAAAGCTCAAGAGACTGCAACCAAGTAAGCTGATCAGCTATATGGTTTGTACCAAGCATGAAGTACTCCGTAAAGGGGTACACTCGTTCTATATTCTTGTAGATGCGCTTGAAAACATGTTTTTCATGGTTTCTCTCGCCTGTTGCTACAGATCCAGGCCCATGTTTGGGCTTGATATCTGTTGGATCGAATGACGCGAAAATG